AAATATGAGGCTAGGATAAAAAGCCCGTATATTAAAGGTCACCCCATAGCCACGGAAGCGGAAAGAATCATTAATCAGATGAAGATGATGAAGATAGAATATAGATTTCTCCACGGAGATTATAAATCTTACCTCCAGAAAGTGTTTTCCTTGCTGGATTCGTGCATACGATTAGCGAGAAAAGTGGAGCAGGGGAAAGCGATGCCTGAAAGCACAGAGGATAAGGTGGTAACACAGGAAATGGTTGATGAGTTTATGACCAAAAAAGGTGCACAAATAATCTCTTTGCATAAGAAAGCTGTCGAAGAACTCGACGACAGGCATGCTTTTTTTAAAAAGGAGGAATTTTTCAATGTGTGCAATACGCACTTTAGGGGGGTTAATTCAGAACACACCGCAATCTGCGAAGCAATTTTTGAAAAATATTCGGCAAAGCCCGTGAAAGTGTATTCATTCTCGCCAAAAAAATCACTGGCGAGTAGTAGCGGTTATAAAACAAAAAAAGTAGGAGTCAATATAATTGTATCTGATAGTGTAGTTGTTTTTGGAGCAGGTGGTTGAATTGCAATTATTTGTCCTATCCATTCTTCAGATGTCCCACCACCAACAACAGACGAATTTCCTGTTGCTGAAGTTGCTGAACGAACCGCAGAATAAGCCATTGAAATACCATAATCGTCTGAAAGTGCTGTGGTTTCGTCCCAAGTTTCCGTCCAAGTTGGATTATCTGTCGCTATGGCATACCCAGAAACATTAGTTTTTGCCGCACCCCTTTGCATTGTTAAAATACATAAAATACAATTTGCAGGTGGAGTTATTGTATTATTAAAAGACGGATTAGTGCCACTTTGAGCGACATCAGCATTACTTGTTACTATTGGTGTTGTCCCGTCTGTATTATAAAATACAGCAATTCCACCGGCTCTACGATTTGCCGCTCCTTGACTAAAATTAAAAGTTGAGGCAGATGTATCAGCACTATCAGCTATTTTCCAAAATATAACACTCTTGTCATTTCCAGAGCCACCCAAACTTTGTAAATATTGAGTCCAACCAGACGGAGGAGTTATAGACTCGCCGTTACTTTGGTCAGAACATATTTGAGCCACCATTAAATCTCCAACAGTTAAACCTGTAGGTTTTGTAATGTTAATGGCTGTATCTCCAGCCCAAGATAAGAATGAGTAGGAACGAAATGTTACCATAAAATTATATTTTGAGCCGTTAATCGCTCATTCCTACTGCTAATTTCTCCTAAATTAGAAGTTAATTAGCAATAGAGTGAAAGATTAAGCAGACGCTTTAATTTTCCAAGTAACTTGTAGACTATCGCCACTTACGACGTTAATCGCTGAGAATACTTGTCGGCAAAGAAGTGTCCCTGTAGAGGCGGCATTTAAGACGCCACTTTCGGTAACTGCTGCGGTTCCAGTAACCGTAAAGGTAACCACCATTTGAGCCGTATCGTTAGTAACCGTTGTAGTAACTAAAGATACTGAGGCTGCCGCACGAGATAAGCCACTAACCGCTAATTCGGTTTCAAGTGCTGTATCTGCTACGTTTGCGGCGGTAGTCCCCGTTCCGACAGCGATATAAGTCGCCGCCGCCGGAGAACCGGATCCGTTTATTCTACCTGCTACCAAAGCAAAACCTGCATTTGTAATGAGGTTAGCTACGGTAATTTTACTGCTCCAATTTCCTAAAAGAAAGTTAAATACTCCAAACTTTTGATAAGCATAGGGAGACAAAATACCTTTTTTCATAGCTAACGTGTATAAAGCGTTTTGCTGAAAAAGTTTTTTTGCTTTTCCGAACTTATCTACAAGGGAATACTCAACGTTTTCCATAAGAGAATATTGAGCTTTTTTTGTTTTTTCTAATGTAGTCATTTTATTACAATGAAATTAAATCTAATAATATTACTTCTTGCCCTTAGCTTTAGGTTCTGTAGGTGCTATCTCAGCTCCTATTAAACTCTCGGCTGTGGCGTCAGCTTTTGCGTTTAATTCCATAATAGCTTTGGACTTCTCCCCTATTTCAAGGTCGCTCTTGTAAGTCTCTAACATTTTTTCAATGTCAGCTACAATAGTTTCCTCTGGAGTATCTGCGTTATACGCATACTTTCTAGTCTCTACAACTTCGCCCTCGTCATTTAGGATTTCAACCTCAACGTCAAGGAATGGAGTTTGACTAGCTTGGTATACGTCTCGCTTTACATCTTTTATTTTTGCTGTGAACATATACTTTTATAGGTCTTGCCCGTTATTGTAATAATCGGGTAGTGTCGCTGTTATGCTCCTATTGAGGTCTTGCCCCTTTAGAGCGTTAATTGCTAATTGTAAATCTTGGTCTATCTTAGCCTCTTGTTCTGTAAGAGGTATTGGTTTCTCTTTAGAGTTTTTATACTCCACAATAACCTTAGTAGCCCAAATATAATGGAACTGGCGAGGCATACCAAACGAGATATTACTTGTTGGAACTGACATATCGGTTGTCCCTGCCAAAGAGGCAAGATCAGCCGGATAAATCATAGCCCATAGCTCTAGTCCGTCGGTAACGTCAATAATGGCACTATCCGAGTAGACTTCTAGCGAGCTACCAAAAATATCAAATTGTGCGTCCTTGCCCGCCCAGTTAGCCAATATTTCGCTTTCATTAGTTGGACGCTTATAAGTATTCACATCAAATTGAGTCAATACTTTCTGCGTTGATCCGTCTAATTTCGCTTGAACGTATTTGATATTATTTAATACGTCTGACGGGAAAGAATAGCTACGTTTGCCTGCCTCTAAATTGCGGTAAAACTTCATACCGAAATAATCCTCATTCGCTTTTGTAATTTCCTTTGCTATATCGTCTTTAATGATATTAGCAATGACAATTATATTAGCGTCTGTAAACGTTGAGGAGTTGGTTTTGGTTTTTAGTCTTACATATGTTGCAAATTGTGCGGGTGTCATTGTGTTTATCTTTCGTCTCCTACCGGCAATTTAATATTTCGTAAATGCCGGTAAGTTAGAAAGTAATTAACGATTAAAGAGACAAACAATTAGGGTTAAATGGATAAGGAGTATTAACGTAAACTACGTTAGGAACTACGGTAGCGTCGTCTAAGGCTGTTGTGCCTCCGACAAAGTTTCCTGTGCCTGTTGGGTTTACGATAATAAATCCTATTACCGCACTATCTGCGGGAATAGTAGGAAATACTACTGCTCCAAGTGTTGCCCCTGCTGTTCCCATAGCTGTTGCTATGGTTCCGGCTGAATTGATGTAGAAAACGAACACATTAAAGGTTGCGTTTACTACGGTTCCAGACAAAGCCGCCATATCGGTATTAGCCGCTATGGATACAAGAACTCCGTTAACGAAAGCCTTACAAAGCGTTGCCGCCTTTACAAGAACTCCGCCACCGGCTTTAATTGCAAGTCCTCCAGTAGATAACAATGTATCTGTCAAAGCTGACTGCAATTTTGTGAGAGCTGATCGGACTCCTCCGTCTGCTAAGCCCCCGACTGATGTTGATATTGTTTTTGCCATATCTTTATTAAGTGATTAAGAAACATTGATAATTAGTTAAGATGTTTGTATTTATCGTCGTCTAGGTCAAGTCTAAACTCTGCTCCAGACTCAGCTACAACATTATAACTTTCTGACAAGAGATGAACGATTGACTTAGGTAATACAGCCATACGTCCTTTTGGAACGGATACTTTAAACCCGTTAATCCAACAATCGTGGACTGCACCTACCTTTTCTCCGTCTGCGAGAGGGATCATAAATGTTACTTGTTCCTCTTTTGCAAGAGCTTTACGAGTATTTTCTATGTCTGAACTCATAGACTTGGCAATGTTCTTTTCCGATACAGCCTCTTTAAAAGGTTCTACCGGTTTCTCTTTAACAACCGGAGCCGGAGACGTCTCATTTTCGGTATTATCTACTTCATTTTCAACGTCTGTGGCTTTGGTCTTTACCTCGCTGTCTAGCAAGGGATTAGCTTTTTTAGCTTTGGTTACCTTTGGCATAATTTTTTTAATTACTACTTTGAACCTGTAGCCGACTAGCTACAAGATTTAATACTAAGCTGATACTGCGTGTTCTATACGAACTAGGAAAGCGTCGTTAAGAATTTTAGCGACAAAAGTAGCTTTCCAACCGGAAGTAGCTCTCTGATCCAATGGGTCTGCGGAACCTGCTGAGCCTAAAGGCTTAACAATGTTCTTTAAAGCCTCTCCACTAATACGAGTTGTCCCGTAAGCGTCAGAACCGAATATCAATGTTGCATAAACATCAATACTACTTGCTCCCTCGCCAGTAAAGACTTTACAGTTAGGACTTTCAACAAAGCGAACTTCGTCGTATTTTCCTACTTCTCCCTCCATTACTCCATTAGTTGAACTATATTTTTCAATAGGAGTCCAACCTGTTACGGCTTTTAAGTCGTAAGTTGTATTTGGGTGGCAAAGTCCAACATATGACGCATTAAGAGGAGTTGTATTATAACCAGTTGTAGCATTTACCATTTTGGTAATTCTAC